CCATACGGCAGCTATCCTTTGGAATGCGTCAGCTTGGGCGTGGACGGAAGAACAAATCAAAGAAGGTAACTTACCGAAAGAACTAGACGATCTAGGATATAGAAGTGACAAATGAAAAAACAACTAGTGTTCCTACCTACGTCTCTTTGTGCAGCGGATACGACGGAATCGGAATCGGACTTAAAAGAGCTATTCCAAACCTGCGAACTATTGCTCACTGTGAGATCGAAGCCTATGCAGTTGCCAACCTTATTGCGAAAATGGAAGCGGGACAATTGGATGCGTGTCCTGTGTTCTCGGATCTCAAGACATTTCCGTATCGAGAACTACGCAACAGAGTTACCATTCTTAGTGCAGGATTCCCTTGCCAACCATTTAGCAGTGCAGGAAAGCGACAAGCAACAGAAGACCCAAGACACTTGTACCCGTGGATCGCAGATGGAATTACAGCTATGCGACCACGATATGTCATGCTCGAAAACGTTGAAGGAATCATCTCAGCCAAAACAGGAGACGGAGAATCGGTACTTAAATATGTCCTCAGAGACTTGGAAGGAAGAGGTTACTCGTGTGCGTGGGGAGTATTCAGTGCGTCTGAAGTCGGTGCATCACACCAAAGAAAACGAGTGTTCATCTTGGCTAAGTCCTCAAGCACGGGATTGGAAAGGGCCACAAGGGAGAGCGTACAAAGGAGAAGCGAAAGACTTACCAGCACAAACGGAGAGAAACTGGGCAACACCTCAAGCGTCGGATCATGTGGAGGGAGCACGGACGAGAACGGACAGCAATCAGAAGTGTCTAGGTCGGGACTTGGGAAGACTCAATACCCCGCCCGCCCCGGAGAAGAGCAGCACGAGTGGGAAGAACAAAGAACGACTCAATCCTGCGTGGGTTTGCCAACTAATGGGACTACCTTCAGGGTGGACGAACTTAGGCTCTTGGGTAACGGAGTAGTACCAGATACCTGTGAGTTAGCATTTAAAACATTAATAAAACAACTAAGATGAACATAAGAATACTGCTTGATAAAAGATGCACCGACCTATGTTCTGGTACATTACAACTAGAGTTCCACAGTTAAACCACCGATACGCCTGATATAAAAAGCAATATGAACAATGAAGAAATAGTACTACCCGCTTTGTCGCAAGACCTCATCAATAAACTTGACAAACTATTCCCAGACAAATGTCCCCTCTTGACAGACGAAGACAGAGTGATATGGTATAAGTCAGGACAACGTCATGTAATTGACTACCTCCAACAGACTTACGACGAACAACTTCAACAAGATATAGTAACCAAACAAGTATAGTAGCCATGTGTTTTTCACAACCTAAGATGCCAGCGATGCCTGAGATTCCACCTCCTCCACCGCCTCCCGCACCTCCTCCACCTCCGTTAGCTATGGCTGAGAAAGCACCCACTAAGAGAGCTACTCAACCTACTAAGCGTCGTCGTGGTACGGCTCAAGTTACAGCTCGTCGTCGTCCTAGTATCGGTATGGGTGGAAGCGGTGGTACTGGTGTACAGTTTTCTTCGTAGTAGTAATAATAACAATAGTAATATAAATAAATATGAGTCTTCGCACACTTGATAAAAAGACTTTACTCTCAGCTGGCACTTCGTCAGGGGCGGGTAATAGTTTCTCGGTTGAGCGTTCTAAGGGATGGACGTTCTTAATAGCAACAACAGTTTCAGGTACTGCTACGGTAGACATCGAAGCTTACTTTAGTGAGTCATCTGCTTGGCATGTTATACACAGTCAATCCGTTACAACTGCTGGATCAATTATGATTCGTGACGATCACGGACACTACGAAAAGATAAGAGCTAACATCAGTGCTTACACCTCAGGAACTCACAGCGTTTACGCATCTGGTACTGTTGACTCCTTATAATGTCGCTGACATTCCCAACGATTGAAAAACCTAGCAACATAATATCGTTGCCGGGTAACTTCGTAAGACCTGCTTTTGAAGTGTTGTATGGATTTGACTCTGTAGTTGAAGGTCTAGGTACATCTATTATAACAGCTACTCTCGACGCTAACTTAGAAGATGTGGCACTTTCTTGTACTACGGTTACAGGTGCTATTAGCTACGAGTTTCAAAGGGACGATAACAGCGGGTTCACATCACCAACAACATTACAAAATACAGCATCTACTACATTTACAGATAGTCCTACTCCTAGCTCCACTTATTATTATAGAGTCATAGCTAGTGATGGTGTTGATACGACTACTTCTAACACTGCCTCTGTAGCTGTAACGGGTATTTTTGATAGCACTCTTACATTCCCTACTATTGAAGTGTTTGATAACGAGTCCGAGTTTATAAATAAGTCATACGCTCCAAACTACACAATCGTCCACGCTAAAGACACCGATAAACTATATGTGTGGAAGGGTTACACTTGGGTGGTATATAATCAGAATTAGTAATTATTAAACATGAGTACATTAACCTCAACAACTTCAACGACCCGACCATCTTTAGGAGCGGGTGATGTAGGTAAGTCATACTTTGAAACAGATTCCAACAAGATATTAGTTTGGGATGGTGCTGGATGGAATGAATGGAATCCTGACTTAACATTAGGACCGGGCTTTCAAAATAACTTTACTGCTGCACTAGATGGTACGAATGATTTTTTAAGTATACCAACTTCGACTGATTTTGATTTTGGTGCAGGTGACTTTAGCTTTACCTTCTGGATGCGGATTACCTCTAGGGAATCATTTGGAGGTTTGTTTACTAGAGCTTCGACTTATAGACTTAAATTCCAAGGCTCTGATTCAGTAATGAACCTTGCAATGACAGGTGGAGAACAGGCTGGTATTATAAGTCACGGTTCATCTCTGCTAGGTGCTTGGCATCACATTATGATTGTTAGAAGTGGTTCTGGCTTAACTGGTTATGTTGACGGTTCTCTATCAGCAAGCAAAACATTAACAACTCAAACAATGTCATCTACTGGAAACGCACTTGTATGGGGTGATAATCTAGGTCAAGCTATTGGTGGGCAGTTAGATGAAATATCTATCTTTGATCGTGCATTATCATCTGCTGAACGCACTGAGATTTACAACAACGGTGCTTCCTTTGATATAGAATCAGCTTATACAGGTGCAGACGCTCCGCTTGCTTTCTATCGATGCGGTGATGACGATGATGATACTGATTCAGGAGGCAGTAGTGTAGATAACGGTGATACAATCGGAACAATTAAGAATGTAGTTAATCCCGGTACTCACGATATGAGTCAATTTAATGGAGCTACCTACAGTAACGCCAACAGTCCTGTTTAATAGCTATGAGAACATATGTAATAATAGACGCATCGGAAGTAGCTAATGTTGACTTCGACCAAGTACAAGAAACATCTGCTGAAACTCTTAAATATTCTGTGGACGGTACTAAAACATTCGTTAAGTTTGAAGGGGACACTCCTAGCTTTTTAATAGGTGAACCACAGTACGATCACGCTGGGATACTTAACATCTTAGCTGGTGCTGAGTGGTCGGTTAGCGAAGAACCTAGTTAAGACTTATGCAAGAAACAGCCCAAGGGTTATATCACTCGTTGGAGAATCAGCGGTACTCTTTCTTAGATAGAGGTCGTACTTCTTCTGAGCTTACGCTTCCGTATGTCTTACCGCCTGACGGTCATAGCCACGCTAGTAAATACTACACACCGTACCAAGGTATAGGGGCTAGAGGTGTACTCAATCTAAGCAGTAAGTTATTACTGGCATTACTTCCACCTAACGCTCCCTTCTTTCGACTTGTTATAGATCGTTATGAGTTAGACAAAGCCAAGGAAGATATAGGAGTAGAAGGAGCCGAACAATTACGTACTGACTTAGAGAAAGCATTAGCTGATGTAGAGCGTAGCGTATCACAAGAAGTAGAAGTGCAGAACTTTAGGAACGGTATCTTCCAAGCACTCAAGAACTTATTGGTTACTGGTAACTCTTTATTGTATCTACCTGACGAAGGTGGGATGCGTGTCTTTAAACTAGATCGTTATGTTATCAAGCGTGATCCAATGGGTAACGTTACGCACATAGCTATTAAAGAAACCGTAGCTCCTATGATGCTCCCTGAGAGTGTTCGTGAAGAAGTATACAGACAAGAGAAAGAAAACACTTGTGATCTATACACAGCAGTAGTACGAGAAGGAGATCACTTTAACGTATATCAAGATGTCAAAGGTATCCTCATTGAAGAAAGTGTGGGTAAGTATCCAATCGATAAGTCCCCGTGGCTCCCGTTACGTTACACTCAGATTGATGGAGAGGACTACGGCAGAGGCTTTGTTGAAGAGTACATCGGAGACTTAAAGAGTTTAGAAGCACTGACCAAAGCTATCGTAGAAGGTAGTGCAGCAGCAGCTAAAGTATTGTTCATGGTTAACCCGAACGGTACAACTAGATCAAGAACATTAGCGGAAGCACCTAACGGAGCAATCGTACAAGGTAGTGAAGCAGATGTATCTGTATTACAGCTTAATAAGTTTAACGACTTCCGTACTGCTCAAGCTACTATGGCTGGTATAACAGATCGATTGAGCCAAGCCTTCTTACTTACTAGTGGTGTTGTTAGAGATGCAGAGCGAGTAACAGCTGAAGAGATACGAATGCTCAGTCAAGAGTTAGAAGCTGCATTAGGCGGTCTTTACTCTTTGTTATCACAGGAGCTACAGCTACCCATCGTTACTAGGTTGATGGAT